TGAAAAGAAATATCCTCCAGTGTTTACAATCAAAGACAGAGAGCATATTGTTAAGGGTATTGAGTATGTCAGCCTCAAGAGGATATATTTGAGCTACGATCATGTTCCGGGTATGGAGTATGAGTTTGCTGAAGATATGTTTGATTGCTGGTCTCAGTGGCAGACAATTGCAGAGAAGAGTGAGCTGAGTAAGCTTGTCCAAGGATGGCGGGATGAGTTGGACATTCGCATTAAGGCAGTTGCCATGAAAACTCTTTTGCAGCAAAGCAAGGATAATATTGTTGCAGCCCGAGCAGTGTTGGCTGGTGAACACAAAGGAACAAAGAGGGGCAGACCCTCTAAAGCAGAAGTGGAACGAGAGAAGAAGCTTGCTGCTGGTGTACGAGATAACTTGGATGAAGACATGCAACGACTTGGCCTAAAGGTGGTTAAATAATGACATACGGTACTTCTATTAATGATGACCTTGGTGCAGGGGGTTTAGAGAATGTAGTTGTTGCATCCACCCTCAACGGCGTCACCAGCTTGTCTGCGGGTGGGTTGACATATGGACTTGGATCGGCAACACCAAAGCCTCAGATGACGGCAATTGTCATTGGGAACTCGATTGCCGCACAGGCTAAGATACAGTCAACGTACTGGCTTACCGCAAGCGAAGTGCATCAGGCAGATATTCTGGCTGGAGCGCCCCTTCGGTGGAAGCGCATGACGGCCACGATACGCATGGATTTATACGGAGCTTACGGTTATTCGGGGCAAACGCTGCCCACCATTTTGGCCGACCTTCCGGCCCAAGTGTGGGGGCAACTGCGTACATCGGGTGTTGTACCGGACATCATCATCGCCCCGGCGCTGCTTGAAAATGACATTGCAGCTGGCGCAACGGTCGCTGCAATGCAGGCCAGTCTGAGCCAGTTCATTCGTGACGCGCAGGGCAGATACTCGGGGGCCGTGCTGCTGCTGGCAACTCCGCATGTATCGTTTAGTTACGATACGGCGGCAAAGGTTCTAGCATATCAGCAGATTCGTGACCACATGCTGACGCTTGACGACGCGCATAGCATCTTTGTGTCCAGAATTGATGGATATGAAAACCCGGACTCACCGGGAACGCCGCTCGGCACGTCTGGAAGCCCTATCTACACAGACTCGACGGTTCACCCGAACGCGAAAGGGGCTGTCGTTAATGCTCGCGTCATCGCGGCCACGCTGCGGCGCATCAGCAGCAAGTGGAAAACGACGTACCCGGTCAACTCGACCAACATGGCAATGGATGGCACCGGGGCGGCCAGCGGAACCAACGTAAGCGGCACAGTGCCGACAAGCGTGACAGTATCCGGATCAGCAAATGCCACCTCTATTGTCTGCACTGCGGAACAGCCAGGCTTGTTGATGGCTATCACGGTAGCGGCTGGGACGGCACCAAACCCAATTGATGTGTCTACGTTCAATTTTGGGACGCTCGCTATTTCCGGAGCGGAAATAAGCCCGTTTGTAGAGATTGAGCTTGTTAGCGGCGCCGAGAATCTGCACAACATAGAATTGATGGTGCGTGACGTGACTACAGCTAACTGGATTTATTACGTGCAAAACCAGTCGAACCACCTCCAGCCAGACTGGATTAATGGTGATGTGCTGACTTTGCGGATGCCGACAGCATTGGTTGCTTCAATAACAACCGGAAACGCAGCGGTGTATATCAAGCCGCTGCCAAAATATCAGGGCGGAACGACGATATTCAGGATTCGCGCGCAAGGTATCGGGCTGGTTTCGTAACAACCACAACCAGCATCGCCCTCTCTGGTGGTAAGCAGCAACCGGGGCCACCTCTAGGGGTGGGTCGCAGCAAGCTGCTCCCGAGTAAATCAAGGAGAGTATCATCCCCTTCCAAAAAAATGGCAAGAGAAACTATAAGGCAGAACTCGCTTGGGAGAAGAAAGCCAAGCCCAATCGAGTTAAGGATCGTGCAGCCCGTAATAAAGCTCGTTCCGAGAGTGGCCTCAAGGTAGGAGACCCCCGAGAGGCAGACCATAAGAAGCCTCTCTCTGAGGGTGGCTCCAAGAATAAGAGTAATGTCAGAGTTATCTCTGCAGCAGCAAATGCACAGAAAGAAGTGAAACGTAAACGTAAGAAACCGGGAAACAACTAGAATATGGCTAAACTAACAACTGTAGATGTTGCCTCTGGGTATGCCTCTGTTACTGCACTGAATAATAACTTTGCACTGATTGAGACAGCCTTAGAAAATACCCTAAGCCGAGATGGTTCTTCTCCAAACCAACTGGGGGCAGACCTAGATTTTAATGGTTATAATCTCCTCAATATTGGCACCCTAGATATAACCTCTTTAAGTGCAGATAGTTTAACAATCAATGGTAGTATTGTTGTTCCTACAGATCTAGCAATTAGCGCATTACCCGCCCAGACAGGTAATGCAACTAAGTTCTTACAAACAAGCGGAGTAACTGCTACATGGCAGATGCCTGATGCATCTGAGGTAAGTTTTACTCAGACTGGAACAAGCGCAGTTGCATCTACCCTTCAAAGTAAGGCACAAGAAAGGGTAAGTGTCTTTGATTTTATGACAGCCCTAGAAGTAGCCGATGTACTGGCTGGAACTGCTACGCTGAATGTGTCAACTGCTTTACAGGCAGCTATAAACTACGCCAGTGCAACTTCTGGAACACTTCACTTCCCTGCTGGCACCTACCTTCATACAGCTACCCTAGTCTTTAAGAATAATGCTAGATATTTAGGTGCCGGGAAAAGCAAGACAATTCTAAAATATACAGGATCGTCTGACCAAGCGCAAATCAACAATCCTGTTAATGGTTCGACTGCAGCAAATATTGATATTGCCGATATTTACTTCTATCAAAGCTCTGCTCAAGTAGCAGGAAAAGCAAACTTTGCTGATCTTGGTTCTTCCTACCTAACCTTCTCCCGCTGTAAGTTCTATGGTGCAATGATCCAGCTTATCTTGGATCAAACCGAGGTATCAAGGGTTCGTGACTGTGAAATACTTCTAGGTTCAAGTGCAAATAGTATTGGCATTTGGCTGACTAACGGGGCAGAACGTACTGCAACCGCAGCGCCCATGTGGACAAACCAAATACTCATAGAAGGCAATCAGTTTAATGGTAGTGTTGGCGATGCTGTTGCAGACGATGGCGGCTATGACCATGAATACCGAGGGAATAATTTTAATGGCTGCACCAACCAACTTAGACTTTCAGGGACGGCTAATCTAGTAATAGATGGCGGAGAGTACGAATTACCTGCTACTGCTTGTCTTTCATTTCAGTCAACCAAGAAATCTGGAGCAACCCCGCCTAGCCCCAATCAAACTGTAAGTATTAATGGTGGATTCTTTGCCAGTGCAGCAGTAGTTCCTATTGTCTTTTCTTCCGCTGCTGGCCTACCATATATTAAACTAACCAATAATGTTTTTCACACTACCGGCGATGTATACAGTGGGCTGACTAACCTAACCGATGTTTTGGCATTTGGTAATAATCAGATTAGCTCTGGGACGGGATATGCTAGTATAAATAATTATTATGATAACTATGAATACACACCTGCATGGACAGCAGCAGGTACAAACCCAGTAGTAGGTGATGGAGTTTTTACTGCAAAGTATAGTAGAAAAGGAGAGCAGGTAACTGTAAATCTTTATCTCCTAATGGGGTCAACTACAACCTTTGGAACTGGATATTACTTCTTTTCCTTACCTTTTCTTTCGGCTGATTCTACTGTTTTTTACTATGGCCCTGCTATCTGCGATCAAGCCACAACTACCCTACATGCCGCACGAGTTTTACCTAATGTATCGGTTATAGATATTGCTGGGGCAGGGGGAGTTAGTAACACTCTTCCGAGTGCATAGGCTTACCCTGTCCGTAACTTATAATACGGCCAATGTTCTTGGATAAATGAGCATGTCTGCTCGTGACCTTATCAAGAAGTATGAGGGGTTGCGCCTAAAAGCCTACCCTGATCCTGCTACTGGGAGCGCCCCTTGGACAATTGGCTATGGACACACCTACCGAGTTAAACAGGGAGCTGTGTGTACCAAGGAACAGGCTGAACAATGGCTGTCTGAAGATTTACAAGATGCCTATGTAGTCGTAGATGATTTTGTAAAAGTTAAACTTAACCAGAATCAAAGAGATGCTCTGGCCTCCTTCGTATTTAACATCGGGGCAGGCCGTAAAGGGGTCAAGGATGGCTTCGTTACCCTTAAGGTAGGCAGACCTAGCTCTTTGCTTACAAAACTCAACCAAGGCGATTTTAAGGCCGCTGCTGAGGAAATCCTTAAATGGGACAATGCAGCAGGTAAAAAGATGGCAGGTTTAACTAAAAGACGTAAAGAAGAGAGGGAACTTTTCCTCTCAGCACCAACACAGGAGAAAAATGTGTCCATTGCAAGTTCGATTTTAATCAGTGCTTTACCTAGTCTTGTTAGTGCGCTCCCAGAGATTGCTAACATCTTCAAGAAGACAGATGTTGCAGAACGTAATGTGGAAGCAGTTGCTAAAGTAGGGTCAATCCTCATGGAAGCAACTGGTGCTACTAACATGCAAGAGGCTGTTGAGCGTGTACAGGCTGATCCACAAACCGCGAAAGAAGCTAATGACGCTCTTCGTACTAATCGTGCTGATCTTGTTGATCTTATGGAACGTATGATGGACAAGGACGAGGCAAGTGTTGCTTCAGCCCGAGTAGCCAGCCGTGGAGATAAGCCCATTCTGGGGCAGTGGCAGTTCATTCATCTCCTAAGTCTATTTTTAGCCTCTCTGGGAGGTTTTGCAGCCTTATTGGTACTAGGTACTAGCCAAGACCCTACGGAGCGTGTCATGGCTCTCCAGACGCTTTTAATCGTGGGTTTCGCTAGTGTGGCATCCTTCTGGTTGGGAAGTAGCCGTAGCAGTCAAGTAAAAGACCTCATTAACCAAGACAAGTAATGCCTTTCCTAACACCCTTGAAAGTGCAGTTGCTAAATGACCGGGAACAATTCCCTTGGATTACTTTAGCAGAATTGGTTTGGGAAGACCCCACTACAGGGGAAGTTTATACTGTGCCCAAACACTTTAGGACAGATGGAGCCTCTATTCCAAAGGCTCTTGTATCTGTACCTGCCCTTGGTCAGCTTGCTTTTAATAGATTCTTTGGTGTTGGGGTATGGCAAGGATTCAGGGAGGGAGTGCTCCATGACTTCCTCCGTAGAGGGAATCCTCCTCCTATAAAGGCTTCAGTAGCCCATAACATTTTTAGGATAGCTCTGGAAGAAGCAGGTTATCCTTACGACATGGTAAATAGTTACTATGACGCAGTGAAGGCATTTAACTCTTAATGGCTGCAGATAAGTATTTAGTTATCCGAGAGGCTGCAGAAGGAGACCTAGAGACCTTCATTAAACTTGTAGCACCTCATATGCTTCTCGGCAGTATTCATAAAGAAGTGATTAGTTGGTGGACAAGGCAAGATGGCAAGCCCAACCAACTCCTCCTCCTCCCTCGTGGGCACTTGAAGAGTAAGCTAGTAGCTTATAGGGCTGCATGGTGGATTACCAAGTATCCTGAGACAACTATCTGCTATCTGTCTGCTACGGCTGACTTAGCAGAGAAGCAGTTGTATCAGATTAAGAACATCATGGAGTCTCCCATCTATCGTCGCTATTGGCCTGATATGATTCATCCTGAAGAGGGCAAGAGGGAGAAGTGGGCTGTAGCAGAGATTGCTGTAGACCACCCTCAACGTAAGCTGGAAGGAGTTCGTGACCCGACTTGTAAAGCTGTGGGTGTCACTTCCAACTTCACGGGTTTCCATGCTGATGTAGTTATTCTGGACGACATGGTTGTACCTAAGAACGCTTACACAGAAGAAGGTCGTAGCAAGGTTGCTTCAGCCTACTCCCAACTAGCTTCTATTGAAAACCCCGGAGCCTTGGAGTGGGCTGTAGGCACTCGCTATCATCCTAAGGATATCTACAATGATATGCTTAACATGAAGGCAGAGATTTATGACGATGAAGGTGAGTTGAAGGATGAAGAGTCCATCTACGAAGTCTTCCAGAAAGAGGTGGAAACTCATGGAGAGTTCCTCTGGCCTCGTCAGACTCGTGATGATGGTAAGAAGTTTGGTTTCGACCAGAATGTGCTGGCCCAGATCAAGGGTAAGTATCAGGGGGATATTACTCAGTTCTATGCTCAGTATTATAACAACCCTAACAACAACGAGAACGCTCCAATCAGCAATGATAAGTTTCAGTACTACGAGCGTACCCAACTAAACAACCGAGAGGGTGACTGGTACATCAAAGATCGGAAGCTGAATGTTTATGCAGCCATCGACTTTGCATTCTCCCTAGGTAAGCGGGCTGACTCAACTGCCCTAGTAACCATTGGTGTAGACCACCTTGGCAATTTCTATGTCTTGGAGATTGATCGGTTTAAGACTGAGCGTATCTCAGACTACTTCAGCCATATCCTTACAGCCCACCAGAAGTGGGGTTTTAGGAAGATTCGGGCAGAGACTTCGGTAGCCCAGAAGACCTTGGTAAAGGAACTAAAAGAGAGTTATATCAAGCCTAACGGCCTTGCCCTCTCTATTGATGAGCACCACCCTAACCGGCACCAAGGTACGAAGGAAGAACGTATGGCTGCAATCCTAGAGCCTAAATATGACAACCTACAGATGTGGCACTACCGTGGTGGCAACTGCCAGAGTTTAGAAGAAGAACTCATCCTTCGGCATCCTCCTCATGATGACATTAAGGATGCTTTGGCAAGTGCTCTAGAAATTGCCATCATCCCTAAGCAGCGTACTGTCTCGCACCAA